ACTATGAATCCACAGTAACCAAACGCAAAACTTATAGGAGATTATTATGAGAACAATGAAGGGCATGAAAAAAACTGCTAAGAAAAAGAACATGAAGAAGAAAAAGAAGAATATGAAGAAAAAAATGAAGGGCATGATGTAATGTTGACTAAGAAGCAAAAGACATTACCTGCTGGACTTAAGGCTAAGATCTTAAAGTCTAAGAAAAAAAAGAAGAAGGGTATGAAGTAATGAATATAGAAGATTTATTTCCAAAACCAGATCCTGCAGATTTTAATACTTATGAAGAATTTATGGAAGCTATGAAAGACTATTTTAAAAAAATGAAAGATGGTGCATCTAAGGTTTCTAAGATTCAAGATAAAAATAAAAAGTTTATGGGATAATGGCTAAGAAGAAAAGCACAGTAAATAAAGCTGGTAACTATACCAAACCTGCCTTGAGGAAAAGAATATTCAATAGAATCAAAGCAGGTGGCAAAGGTGGTAAGCCTGGTCAATGGTCTGCACGTAAAGCACAGATGACAGCAAAAGCTTATAAGGCTGCAGGTGGTGGATACAAGTAATGGCTTTGAAGAAGTCACAAAAGTCTCTAAAGAACTGGACTAAACAGAAGTGGCGTACTAAATCTGGTAAACCTTCTGCTAAAACTGGTGAAAGATACCTACCTGAAAAGGCAATCAAAGCTTTAACTCCAGCAGAATATGCTGCAACTAGCAGGGCTAAACGCAAAGGTACTAAAAAAGGCAAGCAATTTGTAAAACAACCCAAGCGTATTGCTAAAAAAACAAGGAGATACAGGTAATGGCACGTAAACCAGACAAGATGCCAGCAAGAAATAAGAAAAACTTTAGACCAACTAAGTCTGGAGCTGGTATGACTGCTAAAGGTGTAGCTGCTTATAGGCGAGCTAACCCTGGAAGCAAGTTAAAGACAGCTGTTACAGGTAAAGTTAAAGCTGGTAGCAAAGATGCTAAGAGAAGAAAGTCATTCTGCGCAAGAAGTGCAGGACAAATGAAGAAATTTCCTAAAGCTGCTAAAGATCCTAACTCAAGATTAAGGCAAGCAAGAAAAAGATGGAAGTGTTAAGAGGTATATTATGAAAGAAATGCAATTACTAACTGTTGATAATGAGATAGCCACTATTAAAAAGAATAAAGTAGTAGCTCCTGGCTCTAGATTTGATGGTCGTATGGTAAAATCTAATAAAGATATAAAAGAAATATTTGGTATTGATGTTGGTAAGACTGATTTATCTAGATATAGAAAAACTGCACCACAAGTTCAAAGAAGAATGCAACCACAAATGCAGCCACAAGCTATGCCACCTAGAATGCCTAACGTACAAGCTAATATGGCACAACCTAATATGATGCAAGGACCAACTAAACCTATGAATCCAAAGAGTATGCAATCATTATTAAAAGCTAATTTGATGGGATTAATATAATGGCTCATGGTGGAAAAAGAAAAGGTGCAGGTAGACCAAAGGGTGTTGCTATTGGAACAAAACAAGAACGCCTGGATGCAGAATTAGGTAAAGGTCAAACTACTCCTTTAAAATATATGTTAAACTTATTGAATAACCCACAAGTATCTGTTGAAAAGAAGATGTGGGCAGCAAAGGAGTCAGCACCATATGTACATTCTAAGCTATCATCAGTTACAAATACTCTGCAAGGTGACGATAATAAGCCTGTTGCTGTTACTATTGGCTGGCGAAAAAAGAAATAATATGGAAACATTAAGTGGATTGTTAGATATTTTTAAACCACAACAAACAGAAGGATTAATTGCTGGAAAAGAAGATAGTGATCCTTATAGTGAAATAAAAGATCGTATACAACAACATGAAGGTTTTCGTAAGGATACTTATCTAGATACACTTGGTAATGAAACAGTAGGTGTAGGACATAAAGTTATTGAGGGTGAAGAAGTTCCAACAACTATAGATGGACTGCTTGATCTGTATGATAAAGATTTTGATAAAGCATTAAACAATGCTAAGTCTATTATTGATGAAGATTCAATTAGCCCTGATGCATTTGGAGTTTTAGTTGAAATGAATTTTCAAATGGGTAAACAAGGAACATTAGGATTTAAAAAAATGTTAGCTGCTTTAAAAGATAGAAATTATAAACTTGCAGCAGAAGAATTATTAGATTCTAAATTTGCAAAACAAACACCTAACAGAGCTATGGCATTAGCTGAAGTATTGATGGATGCAGAAGCTTTAAACAATTAATGGAAATACAAATACCGTATGAACCTAGACCTTTACAGGAAAAGATTCATAACGAACTAAAAAGATTTAATGTTATCTGTTGTCACCGAAGATTCGGTAAGACAGTATTTGCAATCAATCATTTAATTATGACTGCTTGTGAAATAACAAATTCGAGATTGGCGTATATCGCACCAACTTATCGCCAGGGAAAGGCAGTCGCTTACGACTATTTAAAAGAATATACAGATCCCTTAATGAAACTTGGTGGCAAACGACATGAAACCGAACTGAAGGTTGATCTATGGAATGGATCACGTATACAAATCTTCGGATCGGACAATCCAGATGCTCTTAGAGGATTAGGATTTGATGGAGTTTGTATGGATGAGTACGCCCTGATGTCACCTAGAGTTTGGACTGAGGTTGTTAGACCTGCAGTTGCAGACAAACTTGGCTATGTAATCTTTATTGGAACTCCCATGGGACATAATCAGTTCTGGGATGTTTATGATTTAGCAAAACGTAGAGGTGGCAAGGATTGGTATGCACAATTATATCGTGCATCTGAGACAGAAATTATAGCTGAAGATGAACTTGAAGAAGCTAGGCTAACAATGCCAGAAGACCAATACGAGCAGGAATTTGAGTGCAGCTTTCAAGCTGCAGTCTCAGGAGCCTATTACGGAAAACAAATTCAGAAGGCTGAAAAAGAAAATAGAATTACAGATGTACACTATGATGCAAGTAATGATGTTGAGACCTGGTGGGATTTAGGTATTGGTGATTCAACTTCTATTTGGTTTGCACAAAGAGTTGGAAAAGAAATACATCTCATAGATTATTATGAAAGCTCTGGTGAATCACTTGCACATTATGCAGGTGTACTTAGAGATAAAGGTTATAAGTATGGTCGCCATGTTGCACCACATGATATAACAACAAGAGAACTTGGTACTGGTAAGTCCAGGCTAGAAGTCTCATATGATCTTGGACTTGACTTTGAAGTTTGTCCTAGATTAGAAGTAGATCATGGTATTGAAGCTGTGAGAAATAATTTAGATGACTGTTGGTTTGATAAGAATAAATGTAAATATGGTATTGATTGTTTGCGACAATACCGTAAACAGTTTGATGATAGGATGCAAACATTTAAAAATAAACCCCTACATGATTGGAGTTCACACGCAGCAGATGCTTTTAGGTATGGCTGTTCTGTGGATGGACCAACAAGAACGGACTGGACTAAACCAATGAGTGTAGATACAAGATATATTGTTTAAGGATAAATATGGCAAAAGGTAGACCACTAGACGAACACGCAATATCAGGATTGCTTGGAGAACAAATAAGGAACAGTTATGGTTTCTTTGAATCAGAACTTACTCAGTCAAGAAGAAAAGCTAATGAGTATTATTTTGGTGAAGCATTTGGTAATGAAGTAGAAGGTAGATCACAAGTAGTATCTACAGATGTAGCTGATACTATTGAATCTATTTTACCACCATTACTTAGAATATTTACTGCATCTGATAATATAGTTAGAGTAGAACCTGTTAGCCAAGAAGATGTTCGTATAGCTGAACAAGCTACTGATTATCTTAATCATATTTTTAACAAAGATAACGAAGGCTTTACAACTTTATATACAATGTTTAAAGATGCTTTGTTACAAAAGAACGGTATATGTAAAGTATACTGGGATAACTCTGAGAAAGTAGAAAGAGAAACATATGAAAAATTATCTGATGATGAGTTTGAAATGCTTATCGCCGAAGATGGTGTTGAAGTTAAAGAACATACTGAGTACGAAGATGAAACATTTCTGGAACAAAAGGCGAACGCAGAAGAAAAACTAGCAGAACAACAAGATTCTTTACAAGCATCTATGATGCGTGAAGAACTAGATAAAATTCCAACACCAATGATGCATGATGTTGTTATTACAAGAACACAAACATTTGGTAGAGTTAAGTTTGAAGCTATACCACCTGAAGAATTTTTAATTGAACGCCAGGCTAAATCTTTAAAAGATGCAAACTTTGTTTGTCATAGAGTACCAACATCTCGTAGTGCATTACTTGAAATGGGATTTGATTATGATAAAGTTTATAGCTTACCTGTTGAAAATAAAGAACGATACAATGAAGAACGTAGTACACGTTTTAGAAATTTAGATGATGACTATGATAGATCTGTTGGAGACGCTTCAACTGAAGAAGTTATTGTTTATGAATCTTACATTCGCATGGATACTGATGGTGATGGTATCGCTGAGCTTCGAAAGATTACAAGTGCAGGTGATGGTGGTTACACTATCCTCGATAATGTTCCTGTTGATTCTCATCCATTCTGTTCGCTAACACCTATTATCGTACCACATAGATTTTATGGTAGATCAGTATCAGAGCTGGTAGAGGATATTCAATTAATTAAATCTACTGTTATGAGACAAGTACTAGATAATATGTACTTAACAAATAATAACAGAGTTGCAGTTATGGATGGTCAAGTTAATCTTGATGATCTATTAACAAATAGACCTGGAGGAATTGTTAGAACTAAATCAGCACCTAGTCAGGTTATGATGCCATTACAAAATCAGGCATTAACACAACAAGCATTTCCATTACTACAATACTTAGATACTATTAAAGAAGAACGAAGTGGTATTACTAAGTATAACCAAGGTATGGATACTGATACATTAAACAAAACTGCATCAGGTATAAATACTATCTTATCACAATCACAAATGAGACTAGAACTAATTGCTAGAGTATTTGCTGAGACTGGTGTTAAAGATATGTTTAAAAAGATATTTGAATTAGTTGTTAAGTATCAAGATAAAGAACGTATTGTTAAAATTAAAAATAACTTTGTTCCTATGAATCCTATGGAATGGAGAGATCGTTGTAATGTAACTATTCATGTTGGATTAGGTACAGGATCTAGAGATCAACAACTACAAATATTAAATGCAATACTTGGTAGACAACTAGAAGCTATTAAACTACAGGGATCACCACAAGGTCCAGTTGTAAATCTAAATAATATTTATAATACATTATCTCGTATCATTGAGAATGCTGGTTTAAAAGATGTTGCATCTTACTTTACTGATCCAAGATTAGGTCAGCAAATGATGAAACCTCAACCTAAACCACCTTCAGAGTTTGAGAAAGTATCACAGATACAGACACAACAAAAAGCTGCTGAAGCTCAAATGAACTATGAAAATAGAATGAGAGAGATGGAACTTAAGTATCAAAAAATGATATTAGAGTTTGAAACAAAAGCTAAAGAGCTTGAACTTAAATATCAAGCAGACATAGATGAAAAAGCAATAAGACGAGAAGCATTGAATATGAAAGGTATTTCTGATACCAATAAACAAATGC